GGCGAACTTGAACGGTCAATTAGCCGAGGAGCGGAGACAATACAAGGTATTAGAGCAATCATTCAACAAGTACGAGGCAGACCAGTTGATGAAACTTTCATTGAAGAATGGCGAAATCGTCAAGCTGAAAGATGATGTTGCAACGGAAAAACTGGAGAAAGAAAAATATAAAGGACAAGCAACGTCCCGGCTTATTATCATCATAGCTCTAGGAGCTTTAATTGTTTTATACATAGCGTTCAAGGTATGCCGATTCTTTAGGCTAATATAAAAACATATTAATCGCCGTTATATGAAAATGATAACGGTTTATATATATTATTTTAATCGGAGGGGTATGTGGAAATAGCAAAATTTGTATTAACGGCAATCGGAACTTTTTTATCGGTCTTCTCGCTTACGTTTGCGGTAATTCAATACTGGAAAAAGAAACAGGATGAAAAGTTTTCGGAACTAAAAAGTGGTGTGAAAGCCGCCGTAGAAAAAGAAGCCAATTTACGCAACGATGCTGTAGAACGGTTAGACAAGCGCATTGAATTTCTTGAACGGAGTGTAGTTCATGGTTTTGAAAACCGTCTAAGTGTAATTGAAGGCGAATTGCGAGGCATTAAGCCTATTTTACAATCAATTCAAAACTGGTTCATTAACAACACCGGGAGTAAATGATGGAAAACATTTTCTTACCGCTTCGCCGTATCATCATATTACAGGGGATAGAAAAAGCTCCTGGCCGTGAACTTTCAAATGAGATGATACAGCGGCTCCTAAAAACACATTGCCACAGTTGTTCAATCGCCGAGGTCAATGAGCAGATAAACTGGCTTGAGAATCTCGGTTATGTTAAAGCAACCCGCATGGGTGATTCCGGCTTTATAAATGTTCATATAACCCGTCCCGGTATTGATGTCGCGCAAGGTAACACCCGCGCCGATGGCATTGACCCGCCACCGGAGGTATAGAATGGGGCAGAAAAGCGCCGTTGATAAACTGCCTAAAAAACTCCGTAATAAATTAATCGAAATGCTCCAAAATCCCGCTGTAACTCAAGCGGAAATTGTAGACGCTATTAACGGTGAAGCTGGCGAACAACTGTTATCAAAATCATCAATGAATCGTTACGCGCAAAAAATGAAACGCTTCGCAGAAAAAAACCGTCAAGCTCAAGAAATAGCCGATGCCTATATTGACAAATACGGCAGTGACAATCGTGTAAAACTCGGTAAAGTAGTCAATGAACAAATACGCTTGGCCGTGTTTGATTTAATTAGTGAGATTGAAGAGATACAAGCAGACCCAGAAACAAAAAAAACTGAAATTGCCGATATGCTGTATAAATTATCACGGGGCCTTAAAGAACTGGAGGCGGCTGAAAAGTTGAACGCCGAGCGCACGGAAAACATTCGGAAAGCCGCACTTGCCGATGCCGCCGAAATAGTGGAAAAAACCGCTAAGACAAACGGACTGACTATCGAAACGATAGAAAAGATCAAAACACAAATCCTGGGGTTGTAGTAATGAAACAGGATTCCTTTGATATTCTGCTGCCATATCAAAAAGCATGGATTGAGGACACAGCCGCTGTTAAAGTCTGGGAAAAGTCCCGGCGTATCGGCGCATCCTATGTAGAAGCGCTTGCCTCTGTTTTGGAAGCGGCAAAATCAAAAGAAGCCGCAGGCCAGTCAACCTATTATCTTTCTTACTCAAAAGAGATGACTCAACAATTTGCGCGGGATTGTGCGTTCTGGGCCAAGCATATAAACGCAGCAGCTTCGGAGGTTGAGGAAGTCGCTATAAAAGACGAGGACAAAGACATCACGGTGTATCGTGTACGCTTTGCTTCTGGTTTTGAGATATGGTGTTTACCCTCGGTAGCACGTTCTCTCCGTTCCAAACAGGGAAGAGTTATTATTGACGAGGCCGCATTTGTCGAAGACTTGGCAGCTCTCTTAAAAGCGGCAATGGCGCTTCTTATGTGGGGTGGCTGTGTCAGGATTTTATCAACGCATAACGGCGATGACAATGAGTTCAATGAACTTATCCAAGAAATAAAAGAAGGGAAGAAAGACTACAGCCTCCACAGCACAACATTTGACGAAGCCCTCGCGCAGGGACTATATAAAAGAATTTGCTTAGTTCAAAAGAAAACATGGACACCTGAAGCACAGGAAGCCTGGCGTAAAGAAATAATCGACAGCTACGGCGATGGCGCGGATGAGGAGTTATTTTGTATTCCAATCCGGGCCGGAACCCGTTACTTTCCAGCAGTATTACTCGAAGCTGTCTCTGATAATAGTGTGGTTGTTATACGCAAATCATGTGAGGACAGTTTTACCTTTGAGAAAGAAGAAAAACGGACAAAAGAATTTGATAAATTTCTCAAACATGAAATCCGTGATATTCTGTTGACTCACAAAAATCCGGTTTATATTGGCGAGGACTTTGCCCGGTCTGGCGATCTTACCTGTATCTTTTTTGATGAGGAAATGCCGGATGGACGGCTAATTACATTTTTAGTAATCGAATTACGCAATGTACCATTTGCCCAGCAGTGGCAAGTGATTAAATACGTTATGGATACCCTGCCGAATCTTGGAAGCGCGGCTTTTGACTCGCGGGGCAATGGTCAGATGATCGCCGAATACGCTGCCCAAGAATGGCCCGGTTACGTCTACCAAGTAATGATTTCTCTAAAATGGTACAGCGAAAATTTTCCCGGACTCAAGAGCAGTATGGAGGATAGTACAACGAACATCCCTGATGATCCTTTTATTAGAGATGATTTCAGGGTAGTTGGTCTTAAAGCCGGAGTGCCGTGTGTGCTTGAACGTAGCGGCGGCCCCAGAGAACGGCGGCACGGTGATGGGGCTATTGGCAAACTCATGGCGTTCTTTGCCGCGAATGAAGATGATGCGAAAGGCTATCAGCCCATGACCTATGATGCTGTAGAAACAGAAAACCGTTACAGGGGGAGGAAAGAAATATGGGAGGATTGAGAGATTTTTTCTTTGGTAAACCGAAGGAGCCGGAAACAGAAAATACCATTGATGATACTGACGGTGAACAGGCAACGGCGGTTCCATATACAAATCGCCATCCCTGGGGCGATTTTTCACTTTTGCAAAACATTACACCGGAACGCCTGGCGCAAATTCTCAATGATGTAAAACGCGGCGAATGCCCGGCAGAATATCTGGAACTTACCCAGGACATTGAATTAAAAGATTTGCATTACCGTTCAGTAATTTCTACACGGAAAGATGCGATCACCGGGTTAGATATAAAAGTTGTTTCGGCCAGTGATGACAAGCATGATATGGAACTTGCCGATGCCGTGGAGCGGGATNNCCGCTCACAGGAGTTTCATTTTGTAGTACACGAACCGCATCTTATTAGCGGTAATCAGATAACGGCTGGGCTGGCGCTTCCGGCGTTATATTACTGGATGCTCAAAAGTTACGATGTAACAAGTTGGGCCGCTTTTATTGACCGCTACGGCTATCCTATCCGCATTGGCAAATATGGCAAAAAAGCGACCGAACAGGATCGCGCTACGCTGAAACGCGCAGTTGCCGCCATCGGTCAGGACTTCGGTGCGGTTATTCCTGAAAGTGCAATCCTTGAAATTATTGAAGCAAAAAATACCAGTGAAACTTCCGGGGTCTACAAAACTATGTCTGATTGGATCGACAAACAAATCAGCAAACTTGTTCTTGGCCAGACAATGACTACTGACGAGGGATCGAGCAGGGCGCAGAGCGAAACTCACGATGAAGTGCGGGATGATATTGCTGACAGCGACATCCAGCAAGTAATCGAAACGATTAATTCAGCTATCACAATTCCATATATTAATTTTAATTATGGAGAGCAAGAAAATTATCCGCGCATTGACCTTTTCAAACCTGACGAAAAAAATGTTGAACAAATCATCAATGCAATAGATAAGCTGGGGCCGCAGGGCCTCAAGGTCAAAGCAGATGAGGTTCGCTCTATTCTTGGTCTTTCAAATCCTGATAAGGAAGATGAAACAATTGGAGGTCAGCCGAAATACGAAATTTCCAACTCCGGCAATGAAGGTGGCAAACAGGAAGAGCTTGAATTGAATGCCGAGCGGAATAATACGCAAGATGAACTTGATACGCTGATTGAGGAAAGCGGCTACGTTCAGATTTCAGATGACATTGCCGCCGTTATTGAAAAGGCTGCGAATGCGGCCACAAACTTTGAATCGTTTCGCGAGGAACTCAAAAAACTGGTAAAGAATTGGCCGTCTGATAAGATCGCTGAATGCCTTGCGGTTTCCACATTCAAAGCCCGCGCCCTGGGTGATGCGACATTTGACAAGGGGGAAAATTTATGAAGAGTCCATTTGCGTTTCTTCCTAAAAAAGAAAGTTTCAAAAAAGCCAGGGACTTTATTTTGGCACATCCATCCTTTACTCCTAAAGAATTCTTGCAGTTATTTATAAGGAAATACAGTAAAAAAATAAATGCAAAGAATTTTGCAGAGGTATTAGTCTGGATGTTTGAACTTATTGATGATGGGGAATAAAATGAGCGCACTATCTAAAGTTGATAAATCCCTTCAACCTTCTCTTTTTAATATTCCTCTTAAACAATCAATACCCTCTTTTAAAAAAAAGAGATGTAAATATTGCAAACATATTGAGAAGTGGGCTTGCGGTGGTTCTTTTTTTTATTATTGCGGTATTTCAACAAGCAACAGAACGAAAAACGGATTGGCAAAAGTAAAATGCAATAAACCATCATGCGGAGCTTTTGAATTGGAGTCACCAAAAAACTAATGAAAAAAATGAGCATTGGTAATTCAACACTTTATCTCGGTGATTGTATGGAATTAATGAAACAATATCCTGATAAATATTTTAATCTTGCCATTACCGATCCTCCGTGGGGTGTAAATGCTGGATGTTCAGGAATTAAAAAATCAAAAAAAACAATGAAGATATATACTGACATTCCACCCGATACTGATTACTTTAATGAATTATTTAGAGTTTCTAAAAATCAAATAATATTCGGCGGTAATTTATTTAATGAATTACCTCGCAGAAATACAGGTTTTATATTTTGGGATAAATGTAACCATTACAA